ATTGCTGGGGAAACTCACGACTTTTTAAGATTATTACCTGATTTTACAGGTTTCAAATTTTCAGGACAAGTTAGTTATATGGCTAACAATACTGACGTTGGTTCTTTAGAACAAGGACAAATAACAATTACTCCAACTTCTAAAGACGAATATGTAGAAAACTGCTATGACTTAGTAGAAGATACAGTTGTATTTACAAGTGGTATTGATGAAGTTGTAACTATTGAAGGAACAGGAACAAAAGTTATTGCTTTAACTACTAGCCCAGCTGATGCTACTGTTGCTGTTGCAAGTGATACTACTGGAGTTGCAACTGCTACTTATGCAAGTGGAAAAGTTACTATTACTGGAGTTGCTGCTGGAAGTGCAATTGTTACTTTAACAGCTTCTAAATCAGGATATGCTTCATTTGAAAGAAGTATATTAGTAATTGTAGAATAAAATAAAGTGTTTTAAGACACTTTTTGCTTTATACGATTTATTTATCGTTTTTGTTATAAAAGTGTCTTAATTGCTTTAAAAATAACTTTAAAAAGGAAAATAGGAGATAATTATAATGAAAAAAAATGAAATTATAGAATTAAATGGAAAAGAATATACTTTAGAACTTAATCGTGATTCTTTTTTACAAATAGATAAAATATGTAATATACAAAAATCAATGGAAATTGTTCAAAGAGGATTATATGAATATGTTGACGAAATTGATGATAACTATAACCCTTTTGAAAATCCAATAGATGAAAATGAAATTCAAAAAGAAGTCGAATTAAAAGAAGAAATTTTACATAAAATAATTGAAAGAGCTTTCTTTATATGGTTATATCCAAATCATAAATTAACTATTACAGAAGTTAAAGATATATTAAAACCATATTTTGAAGATGAAGAAAAGGCTAATTTTATAGGTGAAAAGTATGGAGAATTTATTCAAAAATGTGTTGAGATAAGAGAAACATATAACGAAGAACAAAAAAACTTGAAAGCCCTAGCCAACAAAAAGAATTAATTAAACAAGAAGAAGATATTTTTGCCAAATATAATAATTCTTATTACGAATATTATTGTAATTATCTTTTTCCACAAGCTATAGAGTACGGTATGAGTGCAGAAGAATTTTGGAAAGATGATCCACAATTATTTGTTTCATATCGTACTTCTTTTTTAAATAAAAAAAAGAGAGAATTGGAAGAACATGATTACAAATGTTGGTTACAGGGGCTTTATATACACGACGGAAATGGTAAACTTGTTTTATCTTTAAAACAGTTTTTACAAAATATAGTAGCTGGATTAGTTAAAGGAAAAAAAGACACTTCAAAATTAAAAACTTATCCAGAAAAACCATATATGGAATTAGAAAAAAATGAAAAAATAAAAAAAGAGCAGGAAAATAGAAGTATTAAATATAAAGAATATGAAAACTCTCTAGTATATTATGGAACTTTAAAACAACAATATTTAGAAAAAATAAAAAAGAAAGGAGAGTAAAATGAGCAATGAAACAGAAGTAAGTTTGAAATTTAAAAATCAAATTACAGGTGAAAAAAAATTAAAAGAGTACGCTGAAACTTTATCAAAAATTAATTCTGTTTTATCAGGAATTAACAAAGGAGCTGTATCTGATTTAGATAAAGCAGCAACAGGAACAAAAGATTTAGGGCAAGGCGTATCAAATATAAGCAACAAAGTTAGTTCAGCATTTAATTATGGATTGATTACAAAATTTGCTGGAGCGATAAAAAGATTAGGTTCAGGCTTTACATCTTTAGCTAAGCAAAGTTTTGATTATTTAGAAAACTTTAACTTATTTCAAGTTGCATTTAATGGGAATTATAAGAGTGCCGAACGCTTTGTAAATAAAATGAGCGAAATGTTTGGGCTTGATGAATCTTGGCTTACACAAACAATAGGTAAATTTAAACAATTAACAAATGCAATGAGCCTTACAGAAGAAACAGGAGAAAAAGTTGCTAAATTATTAACAGAAATGAGTTTAGATATTTCTTCTTTATACAATGTAGATATAGATAGAGCAGCAGCAACTTTATCAAGTGCTATGGCAGGTCAAACAAAGCCAATAAGAGGAGTTGCAGGTGCAGATATAACACAATCTACTTTACAAACTACACTTGATAATCTAGGAATTAATAATACTGTTAACCAATTGTCTTTTGCAGAAAAAAGATTATTAATTATTATTTCTTTAACCCAGCAACTAAATGCAAGTATTGGTGATATGGGCAGAACGATTGAATCACCTTCAAACCAATTAAGAATAATGAACGAGCAATGGGAAAGATTATCTCGTGCTGTAGGTAATGTATTTTTACCTATACTTGCCAAAATATTGCCTTATTTAAATGCAATACTTATGGTTTTAACAGAAATAATAAGTATTATTGCATCTTTGTTTGGATATAAGTCAGAAGATTATGATTTCTTTGAAAAACCAGCTGCTAGTGCTTGGGATTTAGATGAAGGATTAAAAAGTGCTGGTTCAAGTGCAAAAAAATTAAAACAAGGATTAAGAGGTTTTGATAAATTAAATGTTATTACAACTCCAAGTTCATCAGGTGGAGGAGGAGGAGTTGGTGGTGCTGGTGGTGTCAGCCCTAAATTATTAGATGCCTTTAATAAAACTTTTGAAAATTACCAAAAACGTTTTGGAGATATTCAAATGAAAGCCACTAGAATAAGAGATTCTATAATGGAATGGCTAGGATTTACAAAAGTAATAGACGAAGAAACAGGAGATGTAAGTTTTAAATTTGACCATATTACAGGTGGAACAGTTCTTGGTGCTTTAACAGTAGGTGGAGCAATATATAAAGGAATTAAAGCAATATATACAATATTTTCAAAAATAACTGGAATAAAGTTATTTAGTGGCATTTCTAAAATAGTATCTTTACTTAAAGGTGGAGCAGCATTAGAAACATTAAAAGGAAATCTAGCAAATATAATTATTTCACTTTCCAAAATAGATCCTAGAATTGGATTAATTGTTGCAGCTGTAGTAGCATTAACTGCTGCATTTGTTAAACTTTATAAAACAAATGAAGAATTTAGAAAAAAAGTTGAAAAATTAGTTGATTCCTTTAAAACTGGATTAAAACCAATTTTAGATACCATATCAAAATTAATAAAAAATTTAGAAAAAATAATAAAATCATATGTTGCAAATACTATTAAACCATTATTAAATATAATATTACAAGTGGCAAAACCAATACTTGAAGCTGTTATCTTAATAATGCAGAAAATATTAGATATTTTAAATCCTATAATTGAAAAATTAACTGATAAATTGCAACCAATTATAGAAGATATAACAGACTTTTTGACAAATGTTGCATTTCCTATATTAGGAAAAATTTTACAAGTTATTGGAAAAATAATTGAAGCATTATCACCTATTTTAAGCCCAATTTTAGAAGTGGCTTTAGAATTTTTATTAGCCCCAATAAAAACAATATTTTCTATAATATCTGCCATTTTAGATGTTGTTGATTGGTTATATAAAAAATTAGTTAAACCATTTTTAGATTGGGTAACTGATAAAATCAATAAAAATGTTATTCCAGCTATAAATAGTATTGGAAATGTAGTTGATAAGATTAAGAAAGCTATTCAGAAAGTAGTTGATTGGTGGAATAAATTATCATTTAATAAAAAAGTTGTTAGTGTAGAAGCTTCATCTGGTGGAGGCTTTTCATCTGGTGGAGGAAGGCATTATGCAAGTGGAGGTTTACCACCAGTAGGGCAAATATTTGTAGCTAATGAATCTGGACCAGAGTTAATAGGACATATTGGAGGACAATCATTTGTAGCAAATCAAAATCAAATGATGGAATTGTTAGATAAAAAAATAGGAAATGCTCAAAATAAATCTACTCAAATTTATAATATATATTTAGACAAAGATCACAAAGTTGCAACTTATACATTAGAACAATTACAAGGTATGGCTAAAACAAATGGAAAAGCTATTACAATAGGATAAAGGAGGAATAATATGAATTATCGTTATGACACAATTTATGTTAATGGGGTTGCATTTCCATATACGCCACAACACGATGCAGGACAAAATGATGTTGACTTAGACGCATATACTAACACAAAAGGATATACTATTAGAAATAGAGTTAGGCACGACGTTAAAACATTAGATTTTGATGTTCCTACTATGACAGGGGCAGAATTAAAAGCTTTGTTGCAATTAAGAAATCCAGTATGGTTTCAATGTACATTTTTTGATGAAGCTGAATGGAGAATCGTAACTAAAAAAATGTATTGTAGCAGCCCTAAGTACACTAAATATTATATAGATCAAAATGATCCAAATAAAAATATATATACAAATGTTCAATTTGGTTTTGTTGAACAATAGGAGGAAATATGGCATATACAAATTTTACAAATTGTACAGCAAATGAATATAAAGAAATTATATATAGTCAAGATGATAAAAACAGAATTAGAATATGGTTTAACAATGTTGAAGTAGATGACGCTGGATTATATTGTGAAAGCCTAACTTCTATAAATAGAATATTGCCTAACGATGGAAAAAAAAGATTTTCTTTAGACAATTTTATAGCAAAAGAATATGATTTAACTTTAAGAGATTTACCTAATAATGTAACAATTGCAGATCAAGTTAAAATATCAATAGGAACATTAGTAGATAGTGATAACGACACCTATGAAGATGTTCCTATTGGTGTATTTAATATTCAAGGCACACCAACTACAGATAGTAACAAAATAAGTATAAAATTAAGAGATAATAGAGTTAAATTTGATTTTAGTTATAATGCTCAACCTTTAATAGAATTAAACGGTGGCAGTGCTACATTAGGGCAAATTTTAAATGATATTTGCACTAAAGCAGGTGTAACAAACAATGTAGGAAATTTTGAAGGAAATGATATTGAAGTTTCTATATATGATAATTCAATATCTGCGACAACTTATGTTTCTTATATTTTAGAACAAGCTGGATATATTCCTACAATAGATAGATATGGAAACTTAATAAAGATTGATTTATCAAATTTAGTTACGCATAGAATACCATTAAGTTTAGTTGAAAGCTATGAAATAGGCACACCTTATTCAATAGAAAGAGTGGTATATGAAAGTGGCATTATTAAATATGAAACTAGTAATGATGAAAGTCTTGATACTTTATATTTGAACAGTGCAAATCCTTATATTACAGAGCAAGAACAAATAGATAATATATTTGATAAATTAGAAGGATTTACTATTGATAGTGTAACAACAGGAAGAATACTTGGAAATCCAGCAATTGATCCTTATGACTTAATTGAAATATATGATGATGAGGAGCAAGGAGAACCAATTATATTTAAGACTTTGGCTAATAACAATTATACATTTAACGGAGTTCATAGACAGACATTTGATACTCAAATAGGATTAGAAGAAAGAATAGAAAACGTAACAAAAAACAGTGAGGAATCATTTAAAAATTATGCAAAGACAAGTATAAATAATCTTGAAGGAGAAATACAATTAGCTGCTGGTTCTGTAAACGACTTGGAAGGAAGAGTTAGAACTGCCGAAGCCACTTTAGATAGTCAAGGTGCAAGAATAAATGTTTTATCTACAAATATTGATCCTGTAACTGGAGATGTTTTAGAATTAAAAAGAACAAATTACGAATTTGGGGCAAATGGAATAATAATTGAAAGTAGTGATGGCTTTAAATCAGTAAAAAATACAACAGGGGATTATTACTATGAAAATGACACTATGATAGGCAAATATACTAAAGATGGTAGTGTTCAAAAAGATTTTGCATTATTTGGTAAATATTACTATGGAATAGATGAAAACCTAGATGTAGAAAACTTTACTAAAGATGATGCTATGTTTGTTGCTCAATTATACGAAGATAGCAACGGAGAAACTGCTTTTGGACATTTTAGTAATCAATAGGAGGAAGAATGAAGTTAGATATACAAAAATTTGCAGTAAGTAAAAGAACAAGTTTTAGTGAAAGTAACTTAAATCCAAATCAAAACACATCAAGCCTTACAATTACAATTTATTTTAGTGCAGGTAATACTCAAACTTATTTTACAAATACACCTTTATATTGTACTTGTAATGGTTCTACTCAAAGTGCTAGAGTAAGTCACCCAAGAGGTGGAAGTGTTACTCAATCTTTTACCTTTAACAACATACAACATAATTCTGATGGAACAAAGTCAGTATCTTGGAATTGGAATTGTAATACAGGTACAAGTGTATTAGGGAATATAAGTGATAGTGGAACTAGACAATTAACAACTCTACATAAACCACCACTTGTAACAGGCTATTCTATAATAGAAACAAATCAAGACTTAATTAACATAGGAA